CCGACGCTTGGTAGCGGTTTGAGGGTGCTGATGAGCCTGCGCCCTCAGCGTCCGTGTGTTGGTTCCCATGGAAGAGGTGACCAAAGAAGTCTTTTTCCAATGCTTCCTCGGCCTTGGCAAACTGCACCCATTGCAGGATTTCACTGTCGAGGTTTGACACGATAACCCTTAGTTACCGAACGGTACGTTGACGTACATGCCAGCACGGTATGCGGCATCGCCAATGTCCTCAGCGTGGATACCTTCTTCTTGACCCTTGATTGTGGTCGTGCCCGAACGGGTGTAGGTGCGCTGAACGGTGTAGGTGTCGTTGGGGTGGAGCAGCACGTTTACGCCGTAGCCACGGCTGACGGGAAGGTTCACCCCGACGGTGCGACCACTCGAATCACGAAGCGTGTTGACACGTCCGCCAGAGATGCCCAAGATGTTCATTCTACCAATCTGACTAACGGTCTGATTAGCGTCCATCTCACGGAAGCCGTCGAAGTGAGCGCCAGAGTTTCCGCCCGTGTACTGATTTCCGTTGAAGGCGTGTCCAGCCAACTCGTACTTCGTGACGGCGTAAATACCCTGACCTGCAAGCAAGGATTCGGTGGTGAAAGGATTGTTCATTAGTTTCCGTTCGCCCGTGAGCCTAAGCCCATGGGGTTGTTGGATGCCATAGCAGCAACGTGTGACAACGCCTCGGCTTGGTCAAGTTGCGCCGTCTTGTCGGCTGCGGCGTAGGGGGTCTTGCCATCAGCAATGTCTTGGTACGCCTTAGCAGCAGCGAAGTGGCTTGCGGCGGCGAGTTGAGCACCACGGATGCCATCCTTCACCATCTGACTGTCTTGGTGTCCGCCAGCCTGAGCCTGACGAACCATCTCATTCAGTTCGTTGCCAAGTTGTGCGTGACGGTCAGCCATCAGCCTGTAGTTGTCCTGAACGGGGGCGCTATTGCGAATACGGGTGGCGAGTTGGGCCGTCGCCAAGGCACGAGCGGCGTGGGAGTACTGGTTCCCATGAAACTCGTGGCCCATGACATCGCCCTTGGCAACAGACTTCTTGCCCTTGCAGTCGGGGCAAGTAACGTTTCCACCACGAATGGTTCCCTTACCCTTGCAAAGTTTGCAGTCGGCAGCCTTGTTCACCTCATTAGCGGCAGCGGCAGCGTCATGGAAGTCCGCAGCCTTCTGCGCCATCTTCCATTCAGTTGAGGCAGGTAGAACGACGTTCCTACCGCCACGGCCCTGACCGATGTAGGTGGTCTTGCCGTAGGTGTGCGACTGCGCCTCACGGTAAGCATCAGCAGCACGGTAGTGTTCGCCCGAACGGGCAAGTTCGTCCGCTTTCAGTGCGGCGAGGGCGGCTGGGCTTTGGATGTGAGCGCCGACGGGAACTTCCTTCTGACCGAGGATGCGAGTGGTCAATGGGCTGTTGCCTTTCATTCCGCCCTTGACCCAAGCGGAGTGGCTCTGGCTGCGAGCCGAGGCTGCGGCTGGGGTTTCCAGCATTCCACGGGATGTACCAGATGCGCTGGTGTACTGGTTTCCATTGAACGCATGACCTTCTGTCTCATACTTGGCAACGACTGCCTTTTCGAGCCACGAGGTGATTTCATTGTTGATGTCGGTCATGATTCTCCTTAGATTTCCGTGTACGAGACGGTGGTTGTATCGCCGCCTGAGGTGATGGCGTAAATGGCACCTGAGTAGGTTTGGAAGTTGACCGATTGCCCAGCCGACAAGACGATGCCGCTGAGTGCAACTGCGCCATTGCCCAGTGAAATCGTTACCGTCTTTGTGCCACTGTTGGTCAGGAATACATGCAAGCGGCCTGCGTTTGCTGGGCGAATGAGTGTGCCGCCGCTGGGGGTTGCTGATACCGACACCGAACCATTGCCTGCGTAAGCCTGCGAGAGGTTATTGGAAATGTGCGCTGGCATTAGTTGCTCCCTAGGAATGGCTTGGGGTCGTCGTACTCAGTTGGCAGGTCAACGTTCAGGCCCGAACCCGTACCGCCGATGCTGAACCCACGAATCTTGCCCTTCTTGACAAGTTCCCAAGCCCATGGCTCCCAGATAACGCCGAGGAATGAGGTGCCAGCAGGGAAGGTCGTCTTGACAACGGTGTTGCTGTCTGCCTTCAACATGGGGATTTCCACCTCGTAAGGCCACGTCATAGCCTCGACCCACTTGCCAGCCACGATGTCTACGTTGTGCTGAAGGCGAATGTCACGGTCTGCGTTCTCAACGTAGTCCCAGAGGGCCTTTTGGATTTCTTCGGGGTCAGTCCACTCGTTGTGAGCGTCCATGCGATTTGGAACGTACCAAGGGGCGAGCGTGAATCGCTTTTCGTCGTTCTTGCGGATTGCGCCAATCATTTCACCAAACTCTTCAGACTTCTGAAGAAGGTTTGCGTCCTGCATGACTTCGGGGTTCACCATTTCTGGCGCTTCTTCCTCGATGACGGTCATGTTTTCAGGAACAACCTTGGGTTTCTTCTTGCCTGCGTAGAAGGCACCGATTACACCACCGTTGTCCGAACCGTCAACGTGTACGGCTTCAACGCTGGGGCCGTCCATCTTCTCCACGCTGGTGCGGCTCTTCTTGTACAGAATGCCGACGGCGGTGGAGTGAGCGTCGAGTGCAGGAACAACGTTGAACTTGCACCAACCGTTGGACACGCACGAGATGGCAACCCAGTCGCAGCCGTTTTCACCAGAGGCGATGCAGTTTCCGCACGTCATGCCCTGAGCAAGGTACGGCGAGAAGTCGGTGTAGGCAGCGTCCGTTGTGGGGATGCGACCAAGTTCCTCAACCATGTCATCCAGTGCTTCAGCAAGTTCAACCTGCCATGGGTCGAGGCCGTTCTTCCATTCCTCGCCCAAGATTTCAGTGTCAGAGGACGAAGATGAGGACGAAGATGAGGACGAACTGCTCGACGAGGAAGAAGAACTGCTGCTTGAACTCGACGACGATGACGACGAACTGCTCGAAGAACTGCTTGACGAAGAGGAAGAACTTGACGTTTCCTCAGTGTCGTCTGAACTGCCGCTGGTGGAATCGTCCATCTGTTCGCCCTGAACTGCCTGCAAAATGGCGGCAACCGTGTTGGGGTCGAGTTGTTCCACCTGAACGGAGTTGTCGGTTGCAGGCGCTTCGGGGGCTGGGGCGGCGAATACTGGCGTAGGGGCCATGAAGGACAAGGGGAAGTTGATGGCCTTGTCAATGGGGCCACAGACATCCTTTTCCACCACAGAACCGCAGATGATGCAAGGGTTTACGCCGTCAAACTGGTTCTGGCTCTTGGTGAAGGGGTGCTCTACGTCGGCAAGGCCCTTGGCGATGTTGCGAGAAATAAGGCGCTGCTCGGCTTCGGCATCAATGGCCTTTCCACCAAACACACGCTTGGAAAGGCGCTCCCACAAGGGGCTTTCGTCCTTGGCATTTGGAACGAGGACTATGGAAACGCCCTCTTCACCAGACTTGTTGACCGACATAAGGTCGGCAGAGGTGTACCCGTCCTGAGCAAGGTCGGCTGCGCCCTGTCGCACCTCAAATGCAACGGACTTGTTCGCAATGATTTCACTCAACGAGACGTTGGCGACCACATCAAGAATGTTTACTTGTTCCACGGGGTGCTCCTTCGTGCCTTGCCCTAAATGCTACCCCACCCTTTTAGAAACTACGGTTATTTACCCTTTGGTCGGGTCGCAGGCTTGGGGGTGGAGATGGTGGAACGGGTGCGCATTACCGCTTGCCCTTTTTGCTTCGAGGCTTTTACCTTCCGAATGCGAATGGTCACGAGGTCGGCCCTTGGTTGTTTGTTAGGGGGCCGTTCTGACCAGTTGTGTTTGCGGTTGTGCCTGCCGCCGACGGTGGGATTTCACCAGACTGGCCTGGGTAGCCTTGACTTGAAATGTCGGCCTGAATACCTGAGCCGCCCGATTGGTCGTTGGGGCCGCCTTGTGGGTTCTGTACGCCCGTGGGTTCGGTGTTGCCCTGTGCGGTGCCGACGGTGGATGCTGAACCACGAGCGCCGATAAACGCCTTCTTGGGGTCTGCCATCTCTGGGTCGGGCTGAATCTGGTTGCCGCCGTAGCGAACGTTGGCAGCCAAACCGTTTTCCTCTGGGCGGAACGCTGGCATTCCAGCAAGTTCACGCAAGTAATCTTCGAGGTTGTTGTCTGGCGTAAGCAACTGGCTCTGGGTCAGGTTCGTCAGGAATGCGCCCAGTTCCACCAAGTCAACTTGGGTTACCTGTCCGTAAGTGAGGGTCGGGCAGTGAGCGGTGTCAAACCCGTTCAGCGACATCAAGCGTGGAATGGCGTGGCTGTTGAACACTTCGGCAATGAGGCGAATCCAAGATTCCACTGCTGCCATGAAGAGGTCTACTTTGGAAGCGCCAAGGGCGAACGAGCCGACGGCCTCGTGTCCCAGCATGATGAAGTCTGCCAAGCAGGTCATCGCAATCTGCTGGTTGTAGCGAGAGATGATTTGGTCGGTATTGAACTGGCGAGCGCCGCCTGAGTTCAGCAACTTGAAGTCAATGAGTTGCTTGCCGTTCTCGTCGAACATCATCGGAAGGACGATGCCTTCGGTTTCATTGCGCTTTACGCCTCGGACGATGCGCTCCATGGCGTACAACGACGACTTTTCAGCAGGCGTAGCGTCTGCGGCGAGCCACTCGGCTGGGACGTAGCCGACGGGAAGGCCAGCGAGGTCACGCTCGACACCAACCGCCTCAAACTCTTCGATGCGGCGCTTGTAGTACCACGCCTTGAATGCTGAACGCAGGACGGAGCGACCTTCGGGGTTGCCACGAGCCGACGTGGTGCGGAACAGGAGCGACTTCTCGATTGGAATGACGTTCAAGCGACCCGTTGTGGGGTCACGCTGCACCATGGCCTTGATTCCACCAGATTCGTCAAACTGCCACTGCCACAAACTGTCCTGCGCACGCATGACAATCTTGCGCCAGCCAATCTTGTTATCGTTGAACTTGGAACGCTTTGAGGGGTCTTTCTGGTCAGGCCCCTTGCGCTGCTTGTAGACAATCTCGAAGTACGACCACCCGTAGACGAGGAACGAGGTGATGGCAATCATGAGTTCGTGCCACGAGTGGCTCATGTCGTCCATGCACTCCTGCACGAAGTCGGCTGCCAACTGGTCGTTGTTGTTCGGCGTTTCACCAGTGGGGTCGGTGTGTGGGTCTACACGCCAGTCCACCTGAAGGATGACACGCTCGATGGCGAAGATGATGGCCCCGATAACAGGGTCGTTTTCAGCCATGTCACGGTAGGCTGTGAGAGATTGGCGGCCCCGAAGTTGGGGAAGGATGTCGTCAATGACGAATCCACCCGTGCGCCACAGACCTGTGGCACCGAGTTCGCTGAAGTTATCCAGTTGAGGCAGTTGGTTTTCGTTATCTGCCATCTCTGCTCCGTGCGTCTATCGCTTCACTTGCTTCTATAAGGCTACTACCCTTTTTCACTAGAGAACTGAGTTTGCGGCGCTGGCTTGGCGAGTGACCGCCCCAAACGCCCCAAGGTTCATCAAGTCCGTAGTCCAAGCATTCATAGCGAACGGCGCATTCGGTGCAGATTTTTCGTGCAGGGGCGAGGTGATTGCCGCCGTGCGTTCCCGTCTCTGGGTAGAACAGGTCTAGATTGGAAGCGTCCTCTGTGCGGCATTGCGCCATCTTGAACCACCACGGGCGCTGGAGCGCCTTGGCGAGGTCAAACTCGATGAGGATGGCATCGCTGGGCAGTTCACCAAACTCAACTTCCTCGAAGCCACTCATTAGTCGCTTTCGTAGTTGTGTATGGATGACAGGTACGCTAAGTACTTCAACGCTTGGTTCTCGCTGAACCCAACCTCACGCATGCCCTCGAAGATTTCGTGCAACTCCGCCAGTGACATCAGCAGAAAGTCGTTCTCGGTCAAGTTCACGTCGTTAGACGTGATGTCCTTGTCGAAGTCGTCCTGTTCGTGCTTGTCTGGCATGAACCCCAGATTAGTACATTTACTTACATTGATGTAGTTCCAAAACTCACTTACAGGTAAGGACGCAAAAAAGCCGCCACCCGTAGGCAGCGGCTCTCTTGGTTAGTCACCGCCACGAGGGTCGGTGCTGAAGTTGACTAGAACGGCTCTTCGTCGAACTGTGGCTGCGCCTGTGGGCGTGGAGCCTGTGAACGTGGCTTGTCCGAGTACTGGTTGCCTTGGAAGGGCTTAGAGCCGCCTTCAGCACGCTCTGTGCGAGAGACTGCGACAGTCGCCCAACGGATGGATGCACCGATTTCGTTGGCGAACAACTCGACCTTGGTCTTTTCGGTGCCGTCCTGAGCCTGATACTTGCGCTGCTGAAGTTCGCCAGTGACGATGACACGGGTGCCCTTCGTGAATGAATCAGCGAAGTTCTGGGCAATGTCTCCGATGGCAACGCAGTCGAAGAAGTGGGCTTCGTTCTCCCACTCGTTCGTCTCACGGTTCTTCTTGGACTTGTTTACGGCGACGGAAAATGAAGTCATCGCAACGCCTGAGTTCGCAAAGCGGACTTCAGGGTCTTTGGTGAGATTTCCGACAATAGTGATGCTGGTGTCAGCCATGGCTGTACCTCTTTCTGTTCAGTTGTGTCAGTTGGATTTTCTGACGATTGGTTTGGTGATGCGGTACTACTTGGTGTGAGCGTCGAACGAAACGAGCGACTTCACTGCATTGATTGTATCAAGGTTTCGGGCTACCTGTCCACCCTTACTTGCTGCGATTTCTCGGCGGACTTCCATTAGAGGTAAGTCCGTAAGTTCGCAAATCCAGTCAACTGCTTGGTTCAGCATTTGGAGACGCAACTTGTCGAGAGAGAGGCAGGAACGCATCCCTTCCTCTAGCGCCACTAGGCGCATTTCCTCTGCGGTGATTGGCTGCGTATCCATTTGCCTCAACCATACACGCACCCTTACGGTGAACACAGGTCAATGGAATGGACTACAGGTAGGGGTGGTTGATACAGACTGGGCACCGCTCCCAACACGTCTCACCAATCTCCCAACACGCCTCGATGAGATGAGGGTCGTTGTGGTGAATGGAGCAACGTGGGCAGGCTCGGCCCAGAAGTTCGAGTGTGCGCTTATCGGTCACACTCCGATACTACGGTGGCTGGCTGCAAGGGTGCGTAAGCCGTCTATGTGGGCCTGTGAGACACGAATAGCCTCTCGTAGGGTCATCACATTGTTCGTGGCTAACTGGCTGCGATAGCGAGCGTCAGCCGTCGCTACGGTTGCTGCGTCGTCGGCGTGGTCAATCGTGACCTTGGTGCCACTCTCGAATGCTTCAGCACGGACACGCAGGCGCTCCTGTGCGAACCCAACCTTGAAGTCCGTCTCAGCCTGAGCCTGTTCACGGACGGCCTCACCAAGTGAGGTGATGAGGCCGTCCATGCGCTCCAGTTCTGTCTCGATGGCTTCTTGAATCTCGAAGGGTGTCAGCATGGACTACAGACCATAGCCGTAACGCTTGGCGCACGTCGGGCCAAGGCCACGAGCCACCGACACTGGCACCGTCAAGGTGCGCAGGCAGCAGAGGCAGGTGTTGCTCGACATGGCGTTGGCCTCGGCCTGATTCATGAACTCGGCACGAGCGTCGTCCACGTTGCCCGTGAGCAGGAACTGGGCAGCAGCGATGATGGCGTGCTTGTCAGCGTGCGAGCGGAACACCTTGAAACCTTCGGGGGTGATGAAGGCGATGTCCTTGTACGAACGCTCGTTGTTCGAGCCGACGAGAACGCCGAGGGTCAACTTGCCGTTGGCCCACGATGCCTTCGAGATGCGGAACGTGGTGTGACCGCCGTTGTGGGCGACGGTGTAGAAACCTTCAGCCAACTCACGCATGGGAGCAGGTGCAGCGACGGCGGTGGTCGTAGCCGCTGGGCGACCTGAGCCGACCTTGCGAGGCAGTTCGGTCAGCAGGCCGATGAACTGCGAGGCGGTGGCCTTCGAGAGAAGGGCAGCCTCAGCCTGTGCGAGCAGGCTCTGGGGGACGACACGCTGTTCGAGCAGTGCCTTGGCAAATGCAACCTGCTTCTCGGTTGCTGGGGTTTGGATGGTGGTCATTTGGTTCTCCTAATCAGTTGGATGTTTTTTGCTACTCAACTATGGTACAGGCTGGCTGTGACATCTGTCAAGTCAATCTGTACTTTTTTTCTTGCGCCTAATCAGCGGCGTTGTAGTAGTCCTCTTTGAGCGCCTCTTCAATGTCGTCGGCGTACTTCTCGAAGAACCACTCAGTGAACGGCTCGTAGTTCTTAGCGGCCTCGTAGGTGGGGTTCCACACGCCCTTGCTCCCCTTCGTTTCGGGGTCGAGTACCCATTCCAAGATGAGGGGTTCGTTGATGTGTTCCATGCCGAACGGTACGGGCTGTTCCTCGGCAAACTTGGCAAGTGCTTCTGACCACCACTCTTCGAGGCACTGCCACTTGGTTTCGGCGTAGTCCCTATCCCACTGCTCCTGCGCAGCGTCCGCCTTGGCATCGGCGTAGGTGTACTCGTAGTCGTAGTAGTAACTCATTACGCTGCCACCTCAATCTCAGCCTGATAGCCGAGGTCAACGTAGAAGTCGTAGCGGTCAAAGGCGACACGGCGACCATCGGGCAACTCGAACGAGATGGTGATGGAGTTGAGACGGCTCTTGTTGTAGCCGTCCACCTTCAGGACGAAGGCAGGAGCGTAGGAACCGTCACGGCTTGCACCCGTCTTGCTGAAGTTCATCTCGAAGCCACGCATCGGCAATCCGAGAGCGTTGATGAGTTCCATGGCACCCTTGCGGAATACCTTGTTCTGCTGAACCTCGGTCATGTCGTCCGTGACCTCGGTGGACGAGACGAACATACGAGGACGAGCCTTGTAGTCGTTCTGGTCGTAGATGTCGCCCCAGCGAAGGTTGGGGTTGCGACCCACGAGGTGAAGGGTGCCCTTTGACGTGACGAATGTCACGCCAGTGATGCGACCATAAGCGTCAGTGGCGACGCTGGTGGGGTTGATAATCATTTGATGCTCCTTGTCAGTTGGTAGGTAAATCAGTTGGTAATGCGATACATCTATTGTGCCACATGGCTGTGACATCGGTCAAGTCAATCAGTCAACGTCTGGTGGGTCGCAATCTTCGGTGTGGTACTCGACATCAACCTTCTCGCCCGTCTCTGGGCAGGTGAAGTAGAAGGTGCCTTCCTTCTTAGACCAGTAGGCTCCGCTGGTTTCGGTGTACACGGCACGTCCCTCTTGGTCGTCGTGTTCGTCCTCGCACGAGGGGCAGTTGTAAACGGTGTACTCGGTGTCGCAATCCGAGGTGTCGTCGTATGGATAGAAACTGTCTGCGTACATCGTGTGTCTCCTAATCAGTTGATAATCAAGTGTCTCACAGGGGTGTGACATCACTCCATGGTGAACTTACGGCAAGCCTTGCGATTGGCTTCACGCTTCTTGTTCGGAATGCGTACAGCCAAGCCACCACGCCACTCGTGGAGTGTGCCACCGTTGGCAAAGTGACGCTCACGGCGTACCCCTGCTGGTGTGGTGATGGTTTGCTTTTTGCTCATACAACCAGTTTGCCAGACGGGTGTCACATTGTCAAGCACTATTTTTATTTTTCTGTCCGCAACCATTCCCTGTACCTGCCGTAGGAAGTTGGATTAGTTCCTTCCATGACCACTATGGCTGTTCGCACTGTTCATCTACATACCTAGTACAAGGTACGTTCGACGAGGTGATGTAAAGAAAACTTTACTCAAGTGCAAAAACTGCATTTGAGTAAAGTAGTAAAGACTTAGTGGTCGTGACCGTCAGGGTCGTGATGCACTTCGGCCTCATGGTGAAGTTCTGCGAGTGACTGCTCAGCGAGCAGCAACTCCGCCTCGACCTCTTCGATGCGTGAGAGGGTGGCGATGTCGCCGTGGTCTTTGACCCACTTCTCTCCCCACTTGGTTCCAATCCATGCGCCAAGAAAGTTGCCGATGACGAGCGCAACGATTTCCTTAGGTGATGTTGAGAGCGAGTACTTGGCGGCGTAAATCCAAAACAGGGCGTAGCCAGCCTCGAACGTGCCAGCGATGATGGAGCGGTTGCGGCTTTCGGCCTGCACCATAATCGTAGAGCAGATGTTGGCGAACACGAAGCACACGAAGGTGATGACTACGAGGGTCACTGGATGAATCCCTTGATGTACTTCACACCCTCGTAGTCCGATGCTGATGCGACGTGCACGCCTGCGTGACCACGATGATGGAACTCACACAAGACGACGAGGTTGTCGGCTGATTCGACCCACGCTCCCAACTGCTCAGGATTGGAGATGCCTGGGTAGTCGTGTTCGAGCCATTCGAGGTTCACGTCGTTCATGAGAGCGAACTCGATGTGGGCGTGGTGAAGTTCGAGGGGCTTGTCGAGCGAGCACTCAGAGAAGTCGCCACGGTGCTTGCCGATGGCGCACTGCCACTTGTCGGGGTCTTTCTTCCACTCCCTGTGCAGGTGATTGAAGTCAACGTAGTTGGGGTCTGCCTCTCGTGGGGTGTGGTCGGGGTAGCGGACGGTGTACTGGTGGCTGACCTTCTGAACGTGGGCGGCTACGACTTCACCATCACTCATCGGCTGCCGCCTTCTTGCGACGGGTGCGTACCGCCTTGACCTCGGTGTCAACGGCTCGGTCTAGGTGAAGGTCGAGGCGCTTTTCCAATCGCTCGGTGGTCGTCTCAACGTCGGCACGAACTTGGGCAATGTCGGCGCTCAGGGACTTGATGTCGCCCCTGATTTCCTCTTTGACCTTCAGCACGGTTTCGTCGTTCTGCTTGGCACCCTTGGTCATGCGCCAGATGTTGAGGCTGGTCGAAACTATTGACAACACGACAAGTATGGCCTGCCACGTTGCGACGGTTCCCAGCGAGACGGTGATTGCAAGCATTACTTCTTCGCCTTCTTCTTTGCCGCCTTGTGGTGATGCTTTGGAACGGCGTTGTGCACGGCCCAGATGCGCTGCCACGTCAGGATGTCAACCTTCCCGTACCAGAACGGGACGATGTGCTGCGACTTTTGGAACTTGATGAGGGCCGCCTCGGTCAACACACTGAAAACGCCATCAACCTTCAGGCGAGCGCCCGCTTTGTTCAAGGTCGTCTGCAAGAACTTCACCTTGTCGTGGTAGGCGGTGCCAGCCTGCATCAACGGGTAGTTGGCGTTCGTCTCGACGGGTCGGTGGTAGGCAAGGTACCAAACGTTCCCGTTCGACGTGTCCGCCCCCCACAGTCCATCCACTGAAATCCCCATGAGGACTTGGTACTTCTCGACGGCGGCTTTCGTGCGCAGGTCGTAGTGGCCCGTCACGCCCGACTTTGGAAGCAAGTGCAGTGAAAAAAGGACGTGTTGGACGTAGTAGACCGTCACCCCATGCGACCCAGGTGCGTACAAAGGCGCTGGCACTGGGTGCTTTGGGGTCGAGGGGGTCACGCCTGCGCCCGTGAGGTTGGTGAACCACTTGGGGTTGGCGGCTTC